AGCATTGCAAAGATTAGCCTTAAGCACAAAAGACACAGGCAAAGCACAAGAATTATTAGCACTTGCCTTAGATGTGAGTAAAGGCTCTGGTAAAGATTTAGAAACAGTTGCTAATGCTCTTGGTAAAGCGCAAGATGGCAATACAGCATCACTTGGTAAATTAGGACTTGGCTTATCTAAAGCAGAACTAGCAACATTGTCATTTGAGCAATTGCAGACAAAGTTATCGGATCTATTTGGCGGTGCTGCTGCCCGTAATGCACAAACCTTTCAAGGTCGCATTGAGGTATTAAAGAATGGTTTTAACGAAGCAAAAGAAGCTGTTGGAGTAGCCTTGCTTCCTATTATTGAGAAACTAATTGAATTCATAATAACTAATGGCGTTCCAATTGTTAATAAATTTAAAGATGCTTTTAATGTTATCAAAGATGCAATTGATCGCAACAGAGATAATTTTACTGAGTTTGCAAATTTATTAAGAACTGTTGTGTTTCCAATACTTGAAAAGATATTTGGCTTTTTGTTAGATGTTGGTGTTAGAGCGGCATCAGCAATTATTGATGCTTTTGGTGCAATAGTTGGAGCGATTACACCGGTATTGAATTTTATTATTGGCGCAATAAACAAAGTCATTGATGGATTAAATCTAGTTAAAGGTGGCTCAGATATAAGCAAAATTAGCACAATAGGTGGTGCAGGTGGCGGAGGAGGCGGTGGCGGAGGATTTAGTGGTATTCCTTCCGGTGCTGGCGGAGGCGCAGGATTTGCTGGAGGTGGCGGTGGTGGAACTAGCGGTGGCGGAGGAGGCGGTGGCGGTGGCGCAGGTGTTGGCACAATAGCCGGTGCAAGTAGTCTTACAGATTTAGTTAATAAGTTAGCAAATGTGCAAGACAAAATTGCAGATGTAACATTTGCGACTTTAACAGGTGGCATTAGTAAATCATCTGCACAAAAGCAATTAGATCAATTACAGGCAGAGTTTAGAGTGTTAGAAAAGCAAGCAGATGCACTTGTAAAAAATCCACAAATCTTAATCAATGTAAGCGCAATAGATACCGAAAGTGCTGCAAGAGCTGTGGCAAAAGCCTTAAATGATAGCGCAGCAAGATCAACTCCTGCATTGAGTTATCAAACAATTAGAGAAAAAGCAGGATAATGACTGCATGGTCGCCTGATTGGAAACTTACTGTCGCAGGTGTTGATTACACCGACATCGCAATAAGCGATATTGCTCATCAAGCTGGTCGCTCAGATATTTACCAGCAACCAAACCCATCTTATATTCAAGTCAGTTTCGTAGCATTATCTAATCAAACTCTACCATTTGACATTAACGATAGTTTAAGTTTGCAAGTCAAGGATACATCAGGTGCTTATGTAAATTTATTTGGCGGTGATATAACAGATATTTCTGTTAGCGTTGGCAAAACTGGATCAAATGCAACTGTTATTGAATACTCAGTCCTTGCAATGGGATCACTTGTTAAGTTAGCAAAAGAATTATATTCAGGCACAATCTCACAAGATGAGGATGGCAATCAAATCTATGACCTATTGTCTAGCGTATTGCTTGGCACTTGGAATGATGTGCCGGCAGCTTCTACATGGGCAACCTATGATGCAACAGAAACATGGGCTAATGCGCTAAATCTTGGACTTGGTGAGATTGATACTCCGGGTCTTTACACAATGGAAAACAGAGCAGCCGAAACAGATACTATTTACAACATTGCAAGCCTTATTGCTAACTCAGCATTTGGATATTTATACGAGGACAATGAAGGCAACATTGGTTATGCCGATGCAGACCACAGGCAGAATTATTTACTAACTTATGGCTATGTGGATCTTGATGCTAATCATGCATTAGGTCAAGGACTTAGCACAATTACTCGATCAGGTGATATCCGCAATGATGTTGCTATCAATTATGGCAACAATTTTGGCTCACAGGAAACTGCTACATCTGCAACATCAATTGCAACTTATGGCTACAAAGCCGAAAGCATTCAATCAGTCCTTCACTCAGCCGTTGATGCTCAAGCTGTGGCAGATCGCTATATTGCTCAACGAGCATTCCCATTGCCAGCATTCCAGAGCATTATTTTCCCAATTACAAATCCAGAGATTGACAATAGTGATCGGGATAATCTGCTTGGCGTGTTCATGGGTCAGCCGTTGAACATCCTAAACCTACCAGATCAAATATCAGGTGGTGAGTTTGAAGGCTATGTTGAAGGCTGGTCATGGAGCACTAGGTTCAACGAATTATTCCTAACACTTAATTTGTCGCCTGTGGCATTTAGTCAAGTGGCAATGCGTTGGAATACAACCCCAATAACTGAAACATGGCAAACAATAGATCCAACATTGACATGGGAATACGCTACAATCGTAGCCTGAGATAAAGGATAATATGGCAACCACTACCAATTATGGCTGGACTACACCGGATGACACCGCGCTCGTTAAAGATGGTGCAGCTGCTATTCGCACGCTCGGTTCATCTGTTGATACAACAACCAAAAACTTAAATCCAGAAACAACTCTTGGCGATCTTGCTTATCGGTCATCAACTGCAAATGTTAATACAAGGTTGCCATTGGGAACTTCACTTCAACAATTGCGTGTTAATTCTGGTGCGACTGCTCCAGAATGGTTTACTCCAGCAGCAGCTCCTACAAGTGGAATGACTTTAATTACTCGCAATGCATTTACTGCTTCATCAACATTATCAGTTGATAGTTTATTTTCCGATACTTATGAAAATTATTTAGTTACCATATCTTGTATTTCCTCCGTAAATTCAGATTTATACATGCGAGCAAGATACAGCGCAACTGATGAAACTGGCAGTTATTATTCTTATGGCTGGGCAGGTGTTGAAGCATCAGGTGGTGCTGTTGCACTTGCTGGCAGTTTGCAAGATAAAATGCAACTCAATGTTACAAGCGGAACTGCTGATAATCCAATTCTTAGCACTCTTACTTTTTTTAGATCAAGTGGTTCAAAAAAATTGATTTTAACTGGAAATGCTTATAATTACCGACAAGAACGAGGATATGGCGGTGGTGGAGTAGTTAAGGTTGCACAAACTTGGACTGGCTTATCTTTCTTTACATCAAGTGGAACAATTACTGGAACATTATCTGTATATGGATTGGCGGAGTAATAATGAAAAAACCTATTATTAAAATTATTGATGTTGCGACTGGTTCAGAAATTGATCGTGAGATGGATGATGCAGAATTTGAACAATACAAACTGGATCAGGCAAATGTGTTAGCAGAGAAAACAAAAGCCGAAGCCGAAGATAAAGCAAAGGCAATTGCTAAAGCAGCAATTCTTGATCGTCTTGGCTTAACTGCTGATGAACTTCAAACGATACTTGGCTAATAATGTCAAGTTTAATTGAGGTTGCTAAAGCTGAAATAGGCACAACCGAGTTTGCCAACAATGACACAAAATATGGCAAATGGTATGGCTTAAACAATCAGGCTTGGTGTGCCATGTTTGTATCTTGGTGCTACGACAAAGCAGGATTAGGCGCAAAAGTAGCAGCTCAATCTGGTAAAGGATTTGCAAGCTGTGATGCTGGGCTTAAATGGTTTGCAGCTAAAAATAAGTTAATACCAGTTGGTCAGGCTAAAGCCGGTGATATTGCATTCTTTCAATTTGACAAAGATGCAGAGCCTGATCATGTCGGGATAATTAAATACAATAATACAGCTTTAAAGTATTTACAGGTTATCGAAGGCAATACATCAGCAGACAAAAGTGGCAGTCAATCTAATGGTGATGGCGTATATCTAAAGCGCAGAAGTTACTCATTGGTAATGGCTGTTGCCCGACCATAGGAGCACAATGAAACTATCTAACAAACACAAAGCAGCAATCAAGTCATATCTAAGAGCTGTAGGGGCAAGTGGCATAACTGTTGCATTGGCAATTGTTGCTGACATCCGACCAGAATTTGCAGTATTACTTGGTGCGCTAGTTGCACCTATTGCTAAAGCAATTGATCCAAATTCGGGGAGTGAAGTGGATTATGGTGTTAATGCGAAATGACCGCACAAGAGTGGGTTGGTATATCCGTTGGCGTATGCGCCATATTAACAAGTTTGTTAGTGGGTCTGCGCTGGGTTATTAAGTCTTATTTGCAAGAACTTAAACCTAATGGTGGTTCAAGCATGAAGGATCAATTAAACAGATTAGAAGCGCGTGTTGATGATCTGTTTATGTTAATTAGTAAGCGATAATTTACTCATGGCGAACACACGAAAACCTATCAAACGCAAAAAGATCAATCGTCGCGTAGTTCGCCAAACCCGTGAGCTGACTAAAATGGACACGCATTTTATTACATTACATGAAGCCTTTACAGCCGCAAAGCGTGCAGGATTTAGTAACGAAATGGCATTTTGGATTATGCAAGAACCAAACGCATTGCCTGACTGGATTTCCAACACAGAACCCGATGCGATAATTCCACGCATTGATCCGGATGAGGATGACGATTAAGAGGATCGCTTTTATCAGCGATTTACAAGTGCCATTTTTTAATGAATTGGCAGTCAAGTCAGTAGGCAAGTTTTTAACTAAATGGAAACCACACCGCACAATTTGCATTGGTGATGAAATTGATCTCCCACAGCTTGGTGGTTTCAACGCTGGAAGTATTGATGAGATGGTTGGCAACATTCATGATGACAGAATGCTTACTCAAGAGGTTTTAACTTATCTTGGCGTAACTGATGTCTTAGGAAGTAATCATGGTATTAGGCTTTACAGGTCAATAAAGAAACGACTGCCCAGCTTCTTAAATCTGCCAGAAATGCAATACGAAAAATTTTTAGGTTATAACAAATTAGACATCAAGTTTCATCCTTACGGATTAGATTGGGCGCATGGTTGGACTGCCGTTCATGGTGATGCTTTTCCGCTTAGTCAAGTGCCGGGTCAAACAGCCTTAAATGGGGCTAGAAGGCTTGGAAAAAGCGTGGTCTGTGGCCATACCCATAGATTGGGTCAATCAGCCTTTACAGAGGCTTCCAGAGGTCAATTAGGTAGGACTGTGTGGGGCGTTGAGGTAGGCAATTTAGTGGATTTGAGTAGTTCAGGCATGGCATACACAAGAGGCTATGCAAACTGGCAAACTGGGTTTGCTGTGGCGTATGTTCAAGATCGTAAAGTGCAAGTTATTCCTGTGCCAATTAACCCAGATGGCAGTTTTATATTTGAAGGCAAGGTTTATCAGTAAATAATCGTTATCAAATCGTTACCAAAAAAGCCTTTCAAATCCTTCCAATGTCCTTGATTTAGGTCATACTTTATGTATGCACAGATCGCCTGTGTATATGTAGGGAGCGACATGATAGAAACAACAATAGGCTGGCTGTGGCTATATGCCATGCTGGGCTTAATAACAGGTTGGTGGGCAGTAACAAAGATAATGGATCAAGCATTTGATCGTGGCTACTGGTCTGGCAGATCAGCCGGTTGGCGAGCAGCTAATGAACATTATGAAAAAGTCCGCAAGTTAAAATCTCAATCTGTATTTGACTATGACAAGCAGAACTGAGCTGTTAGATGAATGCGCAGCAATCTTGTCTGCCAGAGGATCTGTTTACGGAAGCAGT